CCGCATCAATCGCCGTCAAATACAACGTGTCGTCCGTTGTTGAATACGTTTGATTGTATTCCCACCAATCAACGGACGTTTCCAAAAACGCGTCGGTTGACGTCCACAAATCGGTCAAACCGGTATCGGTCAATGCGTTGACAATGATGTCCGTCACACGCGTCAATCCGAAATCGTTTTGCGTGATGTCGTTTGCGGAATCGTAATCGATACCATTCAAACGATTCAACCCGTCCGTCGCGGTGATTTCATAAATGTAGGGTTGCGATGCATCCTCAATTGTTATGAGGTCCTGCACGATCCAACCCGCCCAATATAATCGGTATACGACGCCCAACGTCAATCCCAACAATGCGGTGACGTCCGTCGTCAAACATGACGGCGTTTCGATGGTTCCGCCGTCCGATAAAACGCGGGCGGTGAATTGTCCCGTTGCAACTTGAATCGGTGAATTGTCGAAATAACGTTCGCCCTGCAACAATTCAACGACCGCATCGCGAACGCATCCGGCCGCCTCAATCGTACCGCCGTCCGCCAACACACGTGCCGTGAAATCGTCAACGGCATTTTGCGTTGTTTCGCGGTACACGACAACGCGGAATCGGTTTTCTTGGTACCCCTTTAACGATTGAATGAACGTTTCAAATTGCCCATCGTTTGAATAGGCACCAACGCACAATTTCGAACCGATAATCGGTGAAACGATGTCATCGGTTTCGCCGGTGTATTCCAGTTCAAAACCGCGTGAATCAACGTTGAAATCATACGTTCCGCCCAACCATGCGGAATCGTGAATTTCAATTTTGTACGAATCGCCGTTGTCGGACGTGAATTCGGATTTGAAACGTATCGCCATTTTAATATCCGCGGTATCGTGAACGTTCGCGTGTTGCGCGCTCTTGTGACAAAAGGATGTCGGAACCTTGAATGCGTCCCGTGACATTTATATTTTGCGCGCCGCCGCCCATGAATCCGTCCAATTTGTCCAACGGAATCACCGCCTCCGGACCGCGGCCCTCACCGATCAATGCCAATGTTGGTCCCGTGACGATACCGCCCTCGGCCATTGCGGGGATTCCCGAACCCTCGGACATTGCTTTCATTCGGCCCTTCATGGCGCCCGCCAATGCTAACAATGCAACACCCGCGGCAATAGCGCCGGGACCTTGCATTGCACCAACGGCGGCATTGAATGCTATTTGTGCGAATCCGTATTCGACAAACATTTTTCCAATTTCACTAAACAACGACGCGAATTGTCCGACAATGAACATTCCAAAATCCGCAAATGTCGCCTGCCCAACCATCATTGCGCCCGCCATTTCGGAAAGACCCACAACGGTGTCGATGGCCATTGAACGCATTAAATCGGAAATCGCATTTGACATTTCAATCGCGGCCAATTTCATTTTCGTGAAACCCTTCGGAACATCTTGGAAAACGGGGGCTTCCTCCAAATCCAAATCATTGAGGTCCTCCAATCCCATGACAACGGCATCAAGTGGTTGGATGGTTTCTTGCAATGCATCGGTTGTTTCCTGCAACATTGCCGCGTTGAATTGCGCCTCAAGGGATGATAAACGTTCAACCTCATCATTGAGTGAACGCATTTCCTTTGTTGTTCTCTTTATGTCCTTGTCCTTGTCCTTATCCTTGTCCTTGTCGTCCGTTTCTATATCATCCAGTTCCTCCGCTATTTCCGCCAATTTTCCAAGTTCCTCCGTTACGCCCTTTGCCTCGTCGGCGGTATAACCCAAATCCTTTTTGATTTCGCTAACGACCTGCCCGACCCCCTTCAATGCGGGGACGGTTTCGTATTCGAATTCTTTGAAGGTGTTGATTTTTACCTTGTCAAAACCAAGGGCATCGGCAACAGCATTGAATGTTTCAATCAACGGATTCAATACCTTGATGCCCATGTTTGCCATGTACTTCAAGGCATTGACCGAAACAACCTTGACGGTATCAAAATTGTATGCCAAATATGTCAATATGGCCGCAAGGGCCGTGATGCCTAAAATCACCAATGTGATGGGTGATGTGGCGATTGCCGTCACAGTTCCCCATGCGGACGTTGCGGCGGTGGAAAGCCACGTTGCGGTTCTTAATGAAACCAATGCCGATTGGAAGGATCCAATTAACCAAATGATTGGACCAATCGCGGCGCCGAGGCCCGCAACCACCAAAGTCGTTGTTCTAATTGGTCCGGGTAAATCCGTGAACCAATTGAAAAAATCACCCAAAATTTCGACAACCGGTTCTGCCGCCTTCGCGAAATCTTCACCCGCGCTTATTTTCAAACCCTCCCACGCCGAATTGAATTCCTTCATTGCGCCCTCGGCGCTATCGTTCATCGTGTCAGCCATTTTCTGCGCTTCGTCCTTCACGCCTTGCAGGCTTTCCGTCATCGGGTCAATTTGATCGGCGCCACCGGCCAACACCAACAATGCGGATTGCGCGGAACGCCCCACCTCGTCCATTGCACCCTCCATCGTGATGCCTTGGTCGGCTAATTTTTTAAGTTTTTCCGTTACTGGTTCGGAACCCGTCCCCAGTTCGGAAATAATACGGCGCAAAGCGGTTCCGGCCTGCGAACCGGAAATGCCCGCATTCGCCAAAAGACCAATCATCGACGTCGTTTCCTCAACCGAAACACCCGCGGCATTGGCAACGGGCGCGACATATTTCATCGACTCGGCGAACTTTTCCATGTCCAACGCCGAGGTGCTGAACGACAATGCCATGACGTCGGCGAGGTGTCCCGTTTGCGAAACATCCATTTGGAAACCCCGCAATGTACTACCTACCACCTCGGCGGCGCGGCCCAACTCCGTATCGGTCGCCTGCGCAAGGTTTAGCGTTGATTCCGTGACGCCATCAATTTGTGGGGCCGTAAAACCTAATTTTGCAAATTCCGTTTGTAGTTTCGCAACATCGGAGGCCGAAAACACGGTGGTCCGGCCCAGTTCCAAGGCGCTATTTTTTAGCGATTCGAATTCTGCACCAGTCGCGCCCGATACGGCCTTGACCTTTTGCATTTCAAATTCGAATTCGCGAAATGCATTGAATGAAACCGCGCCAAATGCGACGACGGGCGCGGTCAATTTCATCGTTAAATTTCCGCCCAATTTCTGCATCGAACGCGCGGATTTTTGCATTGCGCGCTCCGCCTTATTTAGGCCGCCAATCAAAGGCGCAACGTTCGCGAAGAACCGAAGGTTTATGGACGAAAGATTCATTTGCCGCCGAATTTTTTATTTATCGCATCTAAAATTTCACCTCGGGACCAAATGTGTTTTGGTGCCTTTTTCATTTCCCATGGGAACGTCATCAAATCTTTCGGCTTGATGCGCTTTTTTGTATGTGGCGCAATCGTAACCGATGCGATCCACCGGGCGCGTTCCCAATCGCCACGGTATTGCATTTCTAATTTCTTCGAATATCCATCCGACATGTTGTAAAACTCACGCGGAAGCATATCGTAAAATTCGGACGGCCTCAATCCTAATTGACCAAATGCGTAAGATTCAAGGGAATCCCATGTGGGTTTCTCTGCTACTTCGCCGCCTTTGCTTTGGTCATTGGCTTTTTTTCGTTGCTTGAAAATTGATTGTTGAACGTATTGAACGCCTTTTCCAAAATGCTACTATCATCGTCCAAAAAATCCGCGATGTCATCAACGGACAAATGAAATGGCATTTTTTCCTTACGCGCGCCATCCTTAAAACCGCACCACACCAATTTGATTGCATGGTCCAACGTGATGTTGTTTTGTAGGTTTGGCAAATCGCTCAATGTCGTCCCGGTGATTGCGGTGAATTCGCGTAATGCGTTGAAACCGAATCGTACTGGGTAACGTTTTGTGTTTACTTCAATGAATTCAATCATACAAAAAAAATAAAGGGGCGGCGTAATTACCGCCCCTGCAAATTTACGCAACAGTTCCTTCAGTCAATGCGCCAGTCCCTTCAAAACTAAAGGACATGGAAACATTGTCTTCCATTCCCGCCTCTTGGTCCAAACTGGTCAAATAACCTTGACCGGAATAGTACTTTTCGTCGGTACTGGTTGAACCGAATTTCACATACAATTTGGTGCGACCGGTGAGGTAGCCCCAAAGGTCGGAATATCCGTCTGCGCCCGTGATGTTATACGTGACCAAACCATCGCCGGAAAGCGACCATGATTTTTGTCCCTCTAACAATTCGCGCCAACCGGCCGAATCCTTGTTTGAGGTGTCGCGCGTTTCCATTGAAAGGGAAAGCGATGCACTCGTACAACGACCGACCTCGGAATATGTCACACCGTCCGTGCTGAACTGAATCAACACATCCGTTGCGTTCATGATGCTTGTTGATGCCGCCATGATTATTCTTGGTTTTTAGATTCTAATTTAACGCGAAGGAACCCGTGTTCCTCCAATTGTTTGGCAATATGGTCGGGAACCATAACGCGTGAACCTGCCCGAACAACGCGGTTGTTCATGATTTCCCAATCCTTTGCCAGTTTGACCTCTTTCATTTCATTTGTTATTTAATTACTCGAAATGTCAAATCGACCTGCGATCCAAAGGTACGTTCGTCCTCGGAAAACAAATCGCGTTCGCCATCATATTTGCACGATTGAACAATCACCCCACGGATGGTTTCATTCATGCGGACGAACGCGGTTCGTACGTATCCGATTGCATTTTGCACATCGGCATATTTCGTCGAAATCAATGTGATTCGTACCAACACCTCATCGACGTGTGAATCGCTATCCTTTGACATTGCGGTCGTGACGTTCACGACCTCATAGATGGCAAACGGGGATGTTTGCCGTTGCGCCCCAATTACCGGGAACACGCGACCATCAAACAACGAATTCAAATTCGTGTCCGTGTCGAACTTATATTTGATTACCTTCCCAATCATGATAATGAACGATTGAAGGTTTTTTCAATGTACAACTTTGCTTGTTGCGTGAAATAGGCGACGACCTGCGTCATTGTTCTTGCCTTTGCTTTATCTGCAAAACCAAGGTTTTTTCCGCTATATCGAACACCTCCGCCGTTGCGTTTGTTTCCACCAACTAAACCGCCGTAATTGATGAAATGCGCAAACCAACCGCCTTTGTCCGGATCGCGAAACGCTCCTTTGACAATTGGCCCAACCCAATAGGCGGATGTCAATTTTGAATTGCGTGTTCGTGATTTACGAATACCAATTGAATTTTGCAATTGTTGTGCAGTCACTTCGGCATAAATGCCACCGCGACGATATATGTCAAAAGAATCACGGCCGTTTTCATCCTTGAAATCCGTGATGTTCGATTTCATCGCATCACGCGTCACAAATAACGAACGGCGTTGAATCTTGCCTAATTCTTTCGCGTCTATTTTTTGACCGAACCTTGCCAGTTCATCAATGACCTTTTGAAATTCACGCGCCAATTCGTCGGAATGAATACCAATTCCCTCCGCATTGCCACCCTTTGCAACATAGTTCCGTGCCATCAATCGGTGATTTCCGTCGTTATACGCATGAACGCCTTTCGTGCGTCCTCGTTGATGATGCTTTGGATTTTGTACGTGTTGCCACGATACACGATCCGCATTTGTTCGTTCAATCCCGTTTTGTAACGGATGACGAAATCAACCATTTTTGTGGCAACGATTTGATTGCCCTTTTCGCCCTCGTTCCCGCGGCGTTCC